CGCGCTGCCATCCCTGACGATGATTCAGATACCTACACGCAGCAGGTGCATCAAAAATTGATGGCCGATCAAACCGTCAACGGTTATGCACTTGACTTGACACCTGACCGTACTGACTTCAGTCTTTATGAAGCTGATGTGCCTTTGGGTATCATTAGCCAAGACTTCCTTGTGCGGTATCGCACGAGCAGGACTTCATTAACTAGCGCCTAACATCATGGCTAAGATTGAAAGGGAAGTTCCCAATCCCGGAGTGGGCGGCAGCTATTTGTTTGACCCTAAGTCTGGGAAGCTTACACTGATCACAGAAACCGCCGCTCCTACCACCGATGGCACTGACTCGGAAGAAGTTTCTGATCGCGAAGATTGAGACAACCTATGGGACTGACCCTAGTCCTGTCGGCGGTTCTGACGCGGTTCAAGTTACCAACCTTGAAGTAACTCCGATTGAATCGGACAACGTTCAAGCGGCTTCTTATCAAGGCTTCCTTGGTAACAGCACCCGTGGCACTTTGGTTGCCAACAAGCGCGTCAGCGTGACCTTTGATGTTGAGCTGTCTGGTTCTGGCACTGCTGGTACTGCTCCTGCCTTCGGTCCGCTGCTGAAGTCCTGCGGCCTGAGCGAGACGATTGCTTCTTCCACCTCGGTGACCTACGCCCCGGTAAGCAGCAGCTTTAGCTCCGCCACGATCTATTGCTTCTACGACGGCACCCGTCACAAGATCACCGGCGCACGCGGCACTGTGAGCTTCAACCTGACTGCTGGTCAGTTTGCTGTTGCCAGCTTCCAGTTCATCGGCATCTACAACGCCCCTGACGGCACCGCTCTGTCTGGCTCCTTCACTGTTGCTAACCAAGCTGCTGCCATTGAGGTCAACGACACAAACGTGACTACCGCCACTTTCCATGGCGTGACCAGCTCTCGGATTGAGTCATTTGACATGGCGCTCAATAACGAGCTGCTGTACAAGGAGACCGCTAGCTCTCAGGAAGTGCTGATCACCAACCGCGCCCCTGGTGGTACGGCTGTGATCGAGGCTCCTGCTGTTGGCACCACCGACTTCTTTGCCAAGGCTGTTGCTTCTGCCACTGGTTCCACCAGCCTCGTGCTGGGCGCCACCGCTGGCAACATCGTCACGCTGAACGCAGCGCAGACAGACATCACCGGTTGCAGCTACGCTGATACTAACGGCGTAATCGCGCTGTCCATGCCGTACCTGGCTCTGCCCACCACGGCTGGCAACAACGAAGCTTCGCTGGTGTTCACCTGATCTCTGTTCATGGCCTTCGTCCTCAAGAAGACTGCTTCCTACAAGTGGCCGGTCACAGTAGAAACACCTATTGATGGCGGCAAATTTGAAAAACAGACGTTTGATGCAGTCTTTAAAAAGATGAGCCGTTCTGCTTTCAACGATCTTGTCAATAAGGGTGATGATGCTCTTGTTGATGGGATCCTTGAAAGCTGGGATGGCATCAAGGACGAAGACGGCAAAGACATTGCTTTTACGCAAAAGAACAAGAAGGAGCTGTGTGACGACCCTTACGTCATGAAGGCTTTGATTCAGGCGTATGCCGATAGCGTCACTGGAGCGCCGGCAAAAAACTAAAGGCCGCCGCTGAGTACTGGGCGAAAGGCGGCGTTGTAGACGAACGTGAGGCCGACCTGAAGGCTCTTGGCGCAAGCGAGGAGCAGATCGCCGCTGCACGTCTTCAAACTGCACAGCAGGACTGTGAAATCTGGGAGGAGAACTGGGAAGTTGTGTTGATGTTCATCCGCATGTCGACCCAATGGCACACGAGCATGGCTGGATTGACGGGACTGATCTACCCGAGTTTGGAATGGCTCTGTAAGCTGTATTCAGTCAAGGATCCTGTTGCCATCTTCGAAGGCGTGCAGGTGATGGAAATGGCTGCCCTAGCCGTTCTGAACAGCAAACGCAAATGAGCCAAACCACTGAGCTGCTGCTGAGGATTAAGCAACAGGGCGGTGAGCAGCTCACGAGGTTGTCTGGCAGCTTCAAGAATCTGGGGCAACAAGCTGCGGCCGCCAATGTCAATTTCAAAGAAGTATCTGATGAATTGAGAAAGATTCAGCAGACTTCTGCGAACAGCATCAATAATCTCAAAGGCTATTCAAATGCATGGCGCGAGATTGCAAATAGCGTTGAGATTGGAACTGCTGAATTCAAGCAAGCAAACGCTGAAGCAGCGAAACTTGAAGCACAATTGAAAAAGGTGCAGCCCGGTGGTGGCACTGGTCGCCTGATGGGGCTTGCTAGGGGCGCTGGCACGGTTGCTGCTGCTGGTGTGTTTGGCGGTCCGCTTGGCGCTGTTGGCGCTCTGGCTGGCGCACCGTTCGGCCTTGCTGGTATGGCTGCTGGTGGTGCGATTGGCGCCCAGGCCGGAATGATGGGGCAGCAGGTTGCAGGGCTGGCCAGCTATACCGCGTCGATTGAAAGGCAACGAACGGCATTGAAGCTGGTCACCGAGGATTCGGTTTCGTACCAGCAAGCTCTTGATTTCATCAATACAACCAGTCAGCGGCTGGCGATTCCGCAGGAGCAGATTACGAGGCAGTTCACGCAACTGTCCGCTTCTGTTCTTGGCGCGGGTGGCAACGTACGCGATGCCGAAAAAGCTTTCCTTGGTATTGCTGCTGGTATTCGCGGCACTGGCGGCAGCCTGCAGGACATGGAGGCCGCACTTCGTGCTACGGCTCAGGTCTTCAGCAAGGGCAAGGTCAGTGCGGAAGAACTTCGTCAACAGATTGGTGAGCGCTTGCCCGGTGCATTCACCCTGTTTGCCAAGTCTGTTGGCATGAAGCCACAGGAGCTGGATAAGGCTCTTGAAGACGGCAAAGTCTCGCTACAGGACTTCCAAAAATTCGCGGAAGAACTGTTCAAGCGTTACGGCAAGAGCGCGGAAATTATTGCTCAAGGACCGCAATCTGCTGGTGATCGCCTGCAGGCTTCGTTGTCAAAGTTGAGTGAAAGTGTTGGTCGCTTGCTGGCACCTATTGGCGCTGCATTTCAAACAATTTTTGCCGACATTGTTAATGCAATAACAAGAGCCGCAAATGCACTTGCCCGTTTCATGGGCATGAAATTTTACGACCCTGAGCGAATTGCGGATCTAGAGAAAAGAATTAAAGGTGTCACGGCTGATTTGGCTGGACCGACAGATTCAATGACTGCTCGCCGGCGTGGCGTGCTAACTCAACTGCAAAGTGAATTGCGTCAAGAGCGTTCACGAATTCCTTCCGCTGGAGCAGGAACCACATCACGTCCCAGTGGTTTACCTGGCATCACTGCTGATGGTGGGGGCGGCGGAAGTAAAAAGGCCGAACAGGAAGCTAAGCGTCAAGAACGCCTGCTGGAGCGCCGCAATGACCTCACGCGTCAAGCCGGTGAACTTGAGCGGCAACTGAATTTCAAAATCAACGAAACGGTTGAAGCACTGCAGGCATTGGGTGCAACTGCCTGGGAAAAGATTGAAAGCAATTACAACAAGTCCGTCAGGGAAGCTGGCAAGCAAACAGATGATCTTGCACGTAAAGTTTTTAATCTTGCACGAGAAGCCGCTCAGGCTGGCGGCAACCTCAATGAAGGTCCGCTGATTAAGGCTCTTCAACAACTTGAAGAAGCATCAAATGAACTTGCAAAAGGTGAGACTGGTCAGGCCATGTCCGACTGGTTTGCTTCTACTGAAGAAGGCTTCCGCAGCATCACTGAAAAGGTGTACGAGAACGCCCGTGCGATGCAGTACAACGCTGACGTGATGGGTGGCCTGAAGGATGGCCTCGTCAGCTATGCCGATAACGTCGGCACTGTTCGCGAAGCTTTTTCCGGTCTTGCCAATCAAGGCATCAAGGGAGTCGAAAACTCAATCTTTGATCTTGTAACAACTGGCACCACTAACTACCAAGCATTTGCCGCTGAGATTTTGAGTCAAACAGCACGGATGATTATTCAGCAATACGTGCTGAAAACAATTATGTCGTCGCTTGGTTTCTTAGGTGGACCCACCGGTTCTGCTGTTGCTCCCTTGTCCGGGGTTTCCCAATACAACGCGAACGCTACCTCATTCAATCCGCTTGCATTTATGGGCGGATTTGGTTTTGCAATGGGTGGGATCATGACCCAGCAAGGTCCGCTAAAGCTCAAGCGTTACGCCGCTGGTGGCATTGCAACCGGTCCACAACTCGCCATGTACGGTGAAGGAAGCCGCCCTGAAGCCTATGTGCCTTTGCCTGATGGTCGCAGCATTCCTGTAACCATGAAAGGTGGTGGGGTCGGTAATGTTGTGGTGAATGTCGATGCCAATGGCAGCAACGTTGAAGGCAACGGTCAACAGGCCAATGCACTTGGCAAGGCAATCGGCATCGCCGTTCAGCAAGAGCTGATCAAGCAGAAACGTCCTGGAGGCTTGCTC